TACCGAACGTATTGAGCAAGAGCTATCGGTTATTGATGATCGTGGTTTTAGCAAGTATTTCCTTACTATGAAGGCAATTTCTGACAGAGCGCAACAATTACAGTTAGTTGGACCCGGTAGAGGCTCGGCTGCTGGTTCTCTTGTTTCCTATGTTCTGGGAATTACTCAGGTTGATCCAATCAAACATGGACTTCTCTTTGAGAGATTTATGACAAAGAATCAAGATGGATTTCCAGATATCGACTATGATGTTAGCAATCCAATGGAACTAAAGGACGTTCTCATTAAGGAATGGGGAGATACCACTGTTGTTCCAATTTCTAACTGGAATACTCTTCAACTTAAATCGCTAGTAAAAGATATTAGCAAGTTTTATAATATCTCGTTTAAAGAAGTGAATGAAGTAACTGGTAAGATGATGATTGAAGCAACTCCTGCTGCCAAAAAAGCGCATGATATTAAGGCGGGCCTATATGTTCCTACATTCGAAGAAGTAAAACAATATTCGCCAACTCTTCAAGGATTTTTGAAGAAGTATCCACATGTCGCAAATCACATTGATATGCTTTATGGACAGGTCAAAAGTGTAAGTCGTCATGCTGGTGGTGTAGTCGTAGGTGAGAATCTTGACGTTCATATGCCACTAATCAACTCTGATGGTGTTCGTCAAACCCCTTGGGCAGAAGGTCAGAACGTTCGTCACTTGGAGCCAATGGGTTTTATTAAGTTTGATATTCTCGGCATTGCCTCGCTTCGTATGATCGAAGGAGCAATTCGCCATGTTCTAAAGCGTCATTTTGATGTTAAAGAGCCAACATTCGAAGATGTAAAGAAGTTCTATGATGAAAAGCTACATCCAGAGAAAATGAATCTTAATGATAAGAAAGTTTATAAGAACATCTTTCAGAAAGGTAATTGGGCTGGAATCTTTCAATTCACCGAACGTGGGGCACAAGAGTTTTGTAAGAGAGCAAAGCCATCCAACATCATTGATCTTTCAGCTATTACCTCGATTTATCGTCCCGGTCCACTATCGGCAAACGTAGATAAAGATTATGTTGCTGCGAAAGAAACTCCACAGTTGATTAATTATATCCATCCAATTGCGAAAGATGTCACAAAAGATACATACGGATTTTTGATCTTCCAAGAACAGATTGCACTATTGGCACACAAGCTTGGCAAGAATATTGATCTGGATGAAGGCAACAAGCTTCGTAAGCTTTTGACAAAGAAGGGAACGGGGAAAGGCTTTGAAGAGAAAGACAAGATTCATAACAAGTTTATCGCAGGTTGTGTGGAAAAGGGCATTAAAGCCCATGATGCACAAAGGCTTTGGGAAACGTTTGAGTACTTTTCAGGTTACGGCTTCAATAAGTCTCATGCCGTTAGCTATTCGATTCTCTCGTATCAATGTGCATGGCTCTACACCTACTATCCCGCAGAATGGATGGTTAGCTTCCTCGATAAAGAGAATGATTCCGACAAAGAAAGAGCAATCAATATTGCAAAATCTCATGGCTTCAATGTTGAAACACTAAACGTAAATACTTCTGGAACTGAATGGGAAATGAACGAGGATGGTTCTACCCTAATCCAGCCTCTTGCGTCCATTAAAGGGCTCGGAGAGGTAGCAATCCAGCAAATTGTTAATCATCGTCCGTTCAAAACGGTTGAGGAGTTTTTGTTTAATGAGAAAATGTCCTATAGCAAACTAAACAAGAAGGCTATAGACGTTCTTTGTCGTTCTGGAGCTATGAGCAGCCTTATTGACTCTCGGTTTACAGGTGGAAAACATTTCTGGTCAGCCGTAGCAGTGGATCGTCCTCGTAAGCTAAAAGATCTAGAAGAAAACATCAAGACTTATGCACCAGAGGGAGAATTTACGCGGGAAGAGAAGATTCAGTATCTAACTGAACTTACGGGTGTATATCCAATCAATCTCGTTGTTTCTCCAGATATCATTAATCGTTTGCAGGAAAAGATGGTTCCTCCAATCTCGGAATTTGATCCAGAGCTTGGGTTGACTTGGTTTATCCCAAAAGAGATTATTAAGCGTAAAACTGCAACAGGAAAAGAATACTGGATTGTGAATGCCATCGATGATACAAACACCGAAACCCAGATTAGATGTTGGGGAGTTAAGGACGGCGATGTGATTATGTTGCATAAGCCATATATGGGCCGACCTGATCACTCGATAACGTGGGGCTTCTCGGTTAGATCGATGAAACATCAACTAAAAATGTTGGCATAAACAAAAAAACAACTATTTATGTTAATAATACATTCAAGCAGATATCTTAACGCTTCTGCTCCTGTACAAGAACGTAGAAATAAATAAAACAAAACTATTGACTCTTGAAGCCCCCTGTGTTATGTTCTCTATACACAAGGGGCTTCTTATAGTGTCTACGCAAATTGGGTATGCTTGTATTAATATGACTCTTTCCGATGTGCCTGCTAAGCGCAAGGTTACTACGAATCGGACAATGATCAGGAAAACGTTTGATGAACGTGGCATTGAATATGCCGCACAGCTAGCCGAGCAGAATGTTCAAGACCTATATAAGATTCTTCAATGGAACACGCAAAACGGATTCAACTTTTATCGTATGTCGTCCGACATGTTTCCTTGGGCATCCGAGTATGGCATTTACAACTTGCCAAACATTGAGAAGGTTTCCAGTATTCTAAAGAAGTGTGGCGATTGGGCAAAAGCAAACAATCAACGTCTTACGTTTCATCCCGGCCCATTCAACAAGCTTACTTCATCGAATGAAAGAGTAACAAAGAATACAATCAAGGACTTGACCGTTCATGCAGATATTCTTGACATTATGGGCCTTTCCCGCACACCATACAACAAGATTAATATTCATGTTGGTGCGACGTATAAGAACAAGCCCATGGCCGTTGCACAGTTTTTGCGTAACTTTGAGCTTCTTGATGAGAAGATTCGTTCTCGTTTTACTCTGGAAGTAGACGACAGACCCTCTCTTTATAATGCTGGTGAACTTTATAATCTTATTTATAAGCACACCAATATTCCAATTGTATTTGACGCACATCATCACAAATTAAACTCTGGTGATATAAGCGAGAAAGAAGCAATGGAAATTTGCTTTAGCACTTGGGGCAATATCAAGCCAGTTGTTCACTATTCACAATCCCGTGCAGAAGAACAAAAGATTAAATGTCCACCACAAGCACATTCAGATAGTTACTGGAAGACTCTAGATGATTATGGCCTTGATTTTGATTTGATGCTGGAATGCAAGCATAAGGAACTTGGTGTTTTTAAGTATCGTGAGTTGCTAAAAACAACAATTAACAATTAAATGAGTACAAAATCAACTATATCACATGGTAATACCTATCATTTGTATGAAGAAATGTTTGACGTATCAAATGTTTATTTAGAAATCGAAAAGGTAGAGTTTGAAGCATCAAACGATCATGTTCAAGTCCAAATCCCAATTAAGATTTGGAGACAAATGCTTGTTGATTGGGCACAAAAAGGATGGCCCGAAGATCGGGACAACAAACAAAAAGAAATCTCAATCGAATGGCTTGCAAGTTTAGAAGAACTGGTTAGATTAAGGGAAGAGGAAAAAGCATTGCATGCAAAATCGAATGAATCTAAAGATTAAGAAGCTTGAGAATTTTAACAACATAAGACAGCGCGAATACGGTAACGCAGGATATGATCTTTATGCTGCCGAAGCTGGAACCATCAGTCCCGGCGGGAGAGCCATGGTTTCCGTAGGTATTGCCACATCATTTAGTCCCAACTATTATATGCGAGTAGCGCCCCGTTCTGGACTAGCAGTTAAAAACGGTGTCGATGTTCTTGCTGGAGTTATCGATAGCTCCTATAGGGGAGAGTGGAAGGTTATCCTTCATAATTCGGATAGTTTTATATCTTATACTTATAATGTTGGTGATCGCATAGCACAAGCTATTCCAGAAGTGATTTCAACTGAACACTTTGAAATTGTCGATATTTTAGACGAAACCAAAAGATCAGATAATGGCTTTGGAAGTACCGGTCAATAACGTAGGCGATATTTTATCGTTTAAAATACAGCCCAGCGGAGATTTGGTATATGCCATCTACATTAGGCAGCGTATTGAGCCGGCCCAAAGCGAAGAAGAAACCTGTGAGAGAGAAAAAGACTATATAGTGTATGAAGTTCTCGCACTAAATTCCGGCAATATACTACCATTCTATGAATGGGAATTTATTGAAAACTTAACTACCAAGTACGAAGATAAACTAAAAGTTTAGTTATTATTAGTTGCTAAAAACCACACATTACACAAGAGAAAGACAAAGAATGAACGTTAAAGCACAACAAACCATGTTTTCAAACAATACCGACTTGTGGGAAACTCCGCAAGGTTTCTACGACAACCTAAACCAGAAGTTTAGTTTTACGCTTGATCCCTGTGCTAGCGCACTTAATACAAAATGCACCAAGTACTATACAGAGGATGATGATGGTTTATCTCAGGATTGGGGAGGACATAATGTTTTCGTAAATCCTCCTTATTCTAAGGCAAGAGAATGGGTAAGTAAGGCCCTTCAAGAATCAAAAAAGCCAAATACAACTATTGTTTTACTAGTCGCGGCAAGAACGGATACTCGCTTCTTTCATGACTATTGCTCACAGGCAAATCAGATCTTCTTTATCAAGGGAAGGTTAAAGTTTGGGAATTCCAAGAACTCTGCTCCATTTCCATCTATGGTTGTAATATTTGGTGGCCCAACTCTATATGTACCAGCAAAGTATGGTAGAATGGATAACAAGGCAAATGAAATATGACCACGGCGTAGGTTCTATTATTTCCTTTAAACATTGGGATAGTGCTGAAACAGTAAGGGTTATGATGATGTATGTTGATGGTGGAATGATTATCTCGTCGTCAGTTAAGCATGGCTTTGATTGGGTTGCAATAAACTTCAGAAATAATAAAAACGTTCATTTGAAAAATGAATGGATTGTAAATTTAACCAGTGGGGATGATTTATTTCTCGTCCAATCCAGAAACAATTGAGGGCTTTAAATATGAACAGAAAACAAAGAAGAGAAGCTTCTAAGCAGGATAAAGAAACACTCATGAATGAGAAGCTATCTCTATTTGGAATGATGGGAGACAAGTGTACAGGCTGTGAGGCAGCATACGATAAAAAGAATAAAGAACATGTGACAACGTGGACCGTTATGGTGTATAATGAATCTCAGACGGTCAAGCTGTTCTGTCCAACGTGCAGAAGCGACATTCAAGCATGGGCAGAGGATATGGCAAATGTCTGATTTTGATTTTATTCCATTAAAAGGAGATTATATGCAAGATAATGGTAGATCGCAAATTGAAAGCCTTGGAAAGCAAGAGAAAGTAAATCACCCAAGTCACTATAATAAAGGAACTATCGAAGTAATCGATTATATCGAAGATATCGGGATGGGAGAGGATTTTTGTGCAGGAAACGCAATAAAGTATATCTCTCGCTATAAGTTCAAAGATAGTCCTGTTGAAGATCTCAAAAAAGCAGCATGGTATATTAATAGACTGATCGAGCGTTATGAAACAAGTAAACGATAACAACTTTGGCGAAGCCATAAGACAGACAAGGAAGCCGGTTGTAATCAAGTTTTACAACCCAAAGTGCCACTTGTGCGAAGGCATAAAACCAGTATTTGAGAGCGTATCTTCAAAGTTCGGGGATGTTTATGACTTTATGGATTGTAACGTATGGGAATCCAGAAAATTGGCAAAGTTCTTCAATGTTGACGGAGTACCACAGTTATATGTTATTTACAACAATGCGAAAACAATCATTCCATTTCCAGAAAATTCAGACTTAGAAACTGGCTATTCTCTAATTGATATAGTCGATTTTCTTGATACATTTAACAATATACATGTGAGAATAAAATGAATAATTTCAGAGAGTGCTTGGCCTATGATGATGTGCTCATTGTTCCAACCTTTTCGGACATTGAAAGTCGAAAAGAAGTAAATATCGGAAATTGGTTAGACGAAGAGCGAGGATTATATTTTGATCTTCCGATTATTTCTTCACCAATGGATACAATTACTGAGACAAAGATGGCTGTTGCACTTGGACGGATGGGAGGATTGGGGATTGTCCACAGGTATAACACAATTCGACAACAAGTAGAAATGGCTGAAGTTATATTTGAAAACGTTATGCCAGATAAGACCGGCTTTGCCATAGGCATTACTGGCGACTATATGGATCGTGCCACCCAATTGATTAAAGCCGGTGCAAGAATATTGTGTTTAGATGTAGCTCACGGGGATCACATCCTTATGAAAAGAGCGTTGCAATCTTTAAGGGAAAAATTCGGAAATCACCCACATCTTATGGCGGGCAATGTCGCTACATTAGATGGATTTAGTCGTTTGGCAGATTGGGGTGCCAACTCTATTCGTGCCAATATTGGATCGGGGGCAATTTGCAGTACACGAATTCAAACTGGCTGTGGAATGCCGGGTTTGTCAACGATATTGGAATGTTCACAAACAGAAAAAAATGTTGCACTTATTGCAGATGGAGGCATGAAAAATTCTGGAGACATTGTTAAGGCATTGGCTGCAAAGGCAGATTTTGCCATGATTGGCTCTTTACTATCTGGCACCGATTGTACTCCCGGTGAAATCATAATTACAGAAAATGGCTCAAAGAGAAAGGTATACAGGGGGATGGCATCAAAAGACGCACAGATGGATTGGCGTGGCAAAGCTTCTTCTCTAGAGGGCATTTCGACAACTGTGCCGTATAAAGGCTCAACTGCGGATATTGTTGATCAGTTGAAGAACGGCATTAGTTCAGGCTTTTCTTATTGTGGATCCAGAACCATTCGTGAATTTTGGTCAAAAGCGAAGTTCATTCGTCAAACATCCTCCGGAATGCAAGAAAGCCGAACACATATTTTAGATAGAAACTAATGGATTGGAAAAAGATATATGTTTGGTTAGAAGTTCGAAAGCAGGCAACATTATTAATCAAACTTTATCAAGATGGATACAGGCGTCAATCATACTTCATTCGTGACATTATTGACGCTTATTTAGACGAAGATCCAGAGTTTATGATTTGGATGAATAAAAAGATAATGGAAAAGGGGAATATAAGAACAAAAATTCAGATAGAAAGAAAACAGAGACTAATTACTAAAGCGAAAGAATTAGAAGAAATTTTATTCTCTCAGCAGGACATAGATAATATTTTTGACTTAATAGACAAAGATATTTAGGTTTTTTAGAAATAGCAACTATTTATTTTCGAGGAGCAAATATATGGCAAAAGCACTACTCTCAGAAAGGCAAGTTTCAAGTTTTATGAAACTTGCTAATATCAAACAAGACAGAATTAAGAACTTTTTAGGTTCTGGAAAAAAAGCATTAAGAGAAGACTACGGAAGCATGACTATGGAAGAGGATGAGCCTTCCGCAGATATGGGTGCCGAGGGTGAAATGCCCGAAGAAGGCGCAGAAGAAATGCCCGAAGAAGAAATGGAAATGGACATGGAGCCAGAAGCCCCCGGTGCCGAAGATTTAGAGGTTACTGGCGATGAATTTAAAACCTTCCTAGCAGATGTGCTGAAAGAGTTGCTTCCCGCTGCTTTAGAACAAGCAATGGCTGGTGGAGCCGCAGGTGCAGGCGAAGAAGGAATGGAAGATATGGAGCTTTCATCGGATGAAATGTCAGACGAAGAAGGTCCGGTTGAGGATGAAGAATTCGAAGAAGAAGAGGTCGAAGAAGAAGAACCCGAACTCCAAGAATCCAGAGTCAAGAAAGCAGTAGCTCGCAACCTTAAGGGGGGTGATAAAAGAAATATCAAAGAGTCTGTGGCTTTCAAAAACGTTGATCTGATCACTGATGATGAAGTCATCAATGAAGTCCTCAGACGAGTAATTCGTAGATTAGTTTAATTTATATATTTGCCATATATTAAAGGTTGTGTTAGAATGATCTAACACAACCTTTTTATTTGGAGTCATTATGGAATATTATATAACTATGGCATTATGGTTTTCGTTGGGACTATTGTTCCACAAGATCTTTTCTGGCCTTTTAGAGCTTGGGCTTGTTTCTTCAATGATCGAAAAAACAACAAAAGATTTATTGATATCTCTTGTGTTTATAGAACAAGATATCCAATTTATAATGGAAAGCAAAAAACTTATGCTTAAAGAAAAGGGCGCGAGCGAGAACGATCTTGAGCATTATACTTTAATACACGAACGAAACTTTAGGCTTTGGAGAGAAAAAGTTATTGTGACCATGATCAACAACTATCCAAGCCTTTATAGAAACAAATTCTTGCCCTTTAACAATTGGAATGGTGCTGCACAATATGTTAACGAACTGATTAAGTTACAAAGAGATGTTGCAAAATACAAATAGATGGGTTATACTACTATTATAACGGAGAGTGATTCATGCTGTCTTTCATAACAAACAAGAAGCGTAAAAGGCCAACAAAAAACGAGTCAGAAATTCCAGAAGAAGAAATCGGCGAAGATGAAGAAGGGGGAGAGGACGAAGGCTCAGTTCTTAATACTCCACCAGAAATTAGAACAATTGGTTTATTTGGAGCAGTTGAAGAGGAGAAAGTATCAGAGTTAATCGGACTTATTTTATCTTTGGCAGACCCAAGGAGAGTGCTTGGGAAAGAAGAAGAGCCAGAAGAGCCAAAGCCAATTGATTTTATTATTTCAACTCCCGGTGGCAACGCAGACGATATGTTTGCCCTATATGATATAATGCGTATTTATCGTGAGAAGTGTGAGATTCATACCTTTGGCCTTGGAAAAGTAATGTCTGCCGGTGTTTTATTGCTAGCTGCTGGCACCAAAGGACAGCGCAAGATGGGTAAAAACTGTCGCATAATGATTCACTCTGTTATTGGCGGAAATGCCGGATCATTTCATAGTCTCATTAATGAAATGGAAGAGATTAAGTGTACACAAACTGCTTATCTTAAAGCACTAGCAGATGAAACAAATATGTCATTCGGTGAACTAAAACGCATGATCGATAAAAAGGTTAATGTCTATTTATCAGCAGAAGAAGCAGTTAAACTTGGAATCGCAGATATTATTGTTTAATAAGAACTATTTAATACATCATGAATACCCAATACACCCTTACAGAACTAATCAGCCTTATACGTGAGGTTAAACTTTTAACTGAATCTGCACTTGATATAAATGATATTGCACAAATGAAGTATTTTACTCCATTTATTGAAAAGATTAAAAATGGTGACCCCTTCTTTTTAGAACCAAAACCCGGTGAAGAACCTACTACCTATTTCAATATTGATGTCTCATTTCTTCAAACTTTGACAGACACAGTTGGAACAGATGGTAACGCAGACAAAACAAAACTAGATGCCTTATTCAAAAAAGGTGTCAGA